TGGCCTGCCCACCCTCGGGCGTGAAAATGGCGGCTACACCGAGGAACTCATCGGTCAGGAAGGCGTCGTGGGGGAAGCTGAGAGTCATTAACGCAACCCCCTACGGCGTCGGTAGATATTGCGGATGTCCCAAAATTGCCGAGGCGCTGAACGGGGCGGCACCAGTGTTGTTCGCGGGCGTGATCCGAAGTTTCGTGTATCGTTTCGTCCCGCCGTACGCGATTACCTTCGCGGTATTGTCGTCGGTTGCGGCGACCGTCGCTCCGGCGATGGTTCCAACGAGGTCTATGCCCGAGACCGCAGCGCCATCAGACAGAACATCGTTGTCCCCCGCGATGATCGACGGGGTCAGGGTGACGTCCGAATCCGCGAGCGTGCCGGTGACGATGACGTAGGTAACGGACCGATACCCCCGGCCATCGATGATCGACCCGTCGGTGTTGTCATTGTTGGAAACCGAGGCGTTCGCGATCGACTTTCTCACGGCGATCGAGTGAACCAGGTCCGCCCCGAGGACGATCACGGGGATCAAGATCAAGGCCGCGATCAGCGCGGCGATATGTTTCCTCATTTTCTCTCTCTCCTCTTTCCCTTTTTCCCCGCCGGTTCTGCAACCGCGGGGGTTGCGGTTTCCGCTTCGCCGTCCGGTTCGGTTTCTCCTTCTGCGTCGGGAACAGGCAGAGGCGGTTCGACGTATGGCTTCGCCAGTCCCATCCCGATCCGGTCCCTGGCAGTGCCGGTATCTGTCTCCACGATGTCGCCGGGCTGGCAATCCACACCGCGGACCCTGCACCGCTTCGTTATTTCGATCTTCATGGACGCCTCCTTACCCGAAGGGGGCAGTCCGGCGATCAGACTGCCCCCCGTCTTGGTTGAAAATGCCATGTCGTTACGACAGGTCAGTTGCGAGGGTGAATGCCCCGGCCTGCCGGACCGCCACGTCGACGCTCTGATAGCCGACGATCCGGATTCCACCGGAGGTCGACAGCGACTTGTCGTCCACGTTGATGTCGAGGACGCCCCACTCGCCGATGATCGCCTGCAGGAAGTCCCCGAAGAACAGGTACGCCGCGGTGATCTGCGTCGAGGTGAGCACCGGGAACCCGGCCATCCTGTCGTCGTCCCCGCAGAGATAGACCGGATATCCGGCCGTCCCCTTCTCGCGGGTCTTGAGGACCCCCCAGGAAGTCGGGTTGCAGACCCAGTGCATGCCGGGCTTCTCCGCGTTCGCGTTCATGACGTCCGTGAGGGCGCTGATGGCGAGGATCCAGGAGAACGTCGCCCCGGTGAACGCTCCGGACGCAGCCGTCGCGATCCCGGTCGGCTGGCCGTTCGCCCCGGTGCCGTGGAACACGGCGAGGTCGATCATGCGGGCGAGCACCTTTACGAGGCTGTTCAGGACGATGTTGTCCGCCGCCGGCGCCGACTGCTTCATCAGGTTCCGGGTGATGTCCACCCATGCGGCGACGTTCTTCAGGGAGAGCGTCACCTGGCCGACGGTCCCCTGGCTTTCCGTCGGGGGGTTGCCTTCCGTCTCGATCCAGTACCCGGTCGGGTCGGCGGTCTCCTTCGGGATGGCGACGTTGCCGACGAGGCCGGACATGATCTGCACCCCGGCGGCGGCTGCGACGAGCTTCGACCGGAGCAGCTCGATGAACGATCCGGCCATGTGCTGCGTGCCGACGAGGAACCCGCCGGCCGTGTCGGTGGTGATGTTCATGTCGCGCTTGTTGCGAGGCGCCGTCATGATGTCGTACGGCAGATAGAAGGACCGCGACTCCGCCCCCACCTGCTTCGCGACCTGGTCGGAGCACTCCTTCTCGAATCCCGCGTCCCGCCAGTCCTTGGTCGTCGCGGCCCGGATCGCCCGGAGGATGCTGTACCGCTGCGCCTCGTTGCTCGTGAGCCCGATCTCCCCCAGCGGCGTGTACAGGGGCTTGGATCCGGACCCGTCGTTGATGCGGTTGAGGACGATGCCGCGGAACTGCTCGATGGTCGTACCCTGCACCTCCGCCATGTCCACGATGCGGGCGGGAAGGTTGTGGCGGTTGGCCAGCTCGCGGATCTCCTTCATGCGCGCCCGTTCCTTCTGGGTTGCGTCGTCGGCCGCCTTGTCGCGGTCCGCCTTCATTTCCTTCTCGACTTCCTCGAGCGTCTTGGTCTCGGACATTTGCCTTTCCTCCTTTTTTGTCCCTGAAACGACCGAGGCCCCCGAAGGGGCCTCGTTGGGCGGTTTGCTTTCGCTGGATACAATGCCAGGCGGCTTTGCTTCCTTGCCTTCCATGCTCTCCTGAGGAGGTTCCAGGGTCCGTCCTACGCCGACCGTAGGATCCGCCGGAACCGTAACAAAAGAGCATTCGTAAGGCTCCCAATCCGTGATCCGATAGACCGGCAGCTTTTCCCGAGCCGCCATCTCCATCAGATCCTTGGGCATTTCCTTGACGGGTATTTCCTTGGCGAAATGAATCTCATATCCCACGGAGACATCCTTCAGGATGCCGTCCTGCACGTCCTGGAACTTCTCTGACGCCATGGCGCCTTTCCCGAATCTCGCCGTGCCGCGACCCGTCTTGTCAGGATCGCAGCGGCAATCCTCCATGATGCCGATGTGGTCCTTCCGTCCATGGTCGAATAAGAGCGCGATTCCCTGCTTCGCTCGGTCCATCCGCATCGCACCCGGGGAGTGATCGAGCACCTCGATCCCCCACCAGCGGACGTACGGAAGTTCAGACGAGAAGGCGAGATCGACCGTCCTTTCCGTTTCCCTTACCGTCGCCCGGTCGAGGCTGAACGTCCTCTTCGGCGGATCCTTCTTCAGGATCCCCAGCAGTTCCTTGATTTCCATCGCTCTTCCCTCCGTATTCGAGTTCCAGCCCGTACTCCGCCGCGAGTTCCTTTTCCGCCTTGAGTTCCTGGTACAACTCCTCGATGTCTCCGCCGTTTTCCGCCACCACCTGAGTCGCGCTCTTGAACCCGGACTTGACCGCCTCCTGGTACGCCTTCACTTCCTCGAGCGGCTTCACCCATCCCCATCGCCTGCCGACCCACACCGGAGAGTTGAACTTGTCGTACTTCGCCTTCGGAAGGTTCACCGCTCCGGTCAAGAGGGACATGTAAAGCCACTCGGAATAGACGCGGTTCATAAACATCTCTATGAACCACGACTGGAGGCTTTTCCATGTTTCCCGTTCCTCCAGGAGTCCCGCGCGGATCGAGGAGAAATTGACCTCCGTCAGGTCGTTGGAGAGCGACGAAAAGGAAACACCGAGCCCGGAGGAGATCCCCCGCAGGATCGATTTCACGAACGGATCAAACTGCGCCTCCGGGTATTTCGGATCGAACCCCTGAAACTCCAGCCTGCCGATATCTTCGAACGTACCTGGTTCACAGGTGACGGTCTTGTTTCCAGACGCGTCAACCGCATCGCCCTTGTACTCATCCCCGTCGCCAGTCGGATCGCGGAAGAATCCGAGCTTGTTCGCACCTGCCCGGGCGTTGATGATCGCGCCCTCCACGTACCCCTTCAGATCGTGGAGCGACAGCATCGCGGGCGCCATCCACGATATACCGCGGGTCTGGTCCGCCCGCTCAGGATCGAAGACGTGGATCATGTCCGAGGCCGGCACGACCGTTCGGGGACCCGAGGGAACGATGTACCCGTAAACATCGACCCCTCTTGGGCGCTGGCTTACGTGGTACGCCACGGGGCGCCGCCATGCGTCGGTTTCGACACCCATCCGGACGACGTTTCCGTTCGGGAGTTCCGTGCTGTATTTCTCATCGATCCAGTCCGGCTCAACAAGCTGCAGGGAGAAGGCGTATTTGTTGACGTTTTGTCCCCTGACAAGCCGGACGAACGCTTCCCCGTCCCGCGCCACCGTCTCGACGATGACCTCCTGCGCCTTCCGGAAAGAGAGCTGGCCCGTGACCGTGGCGGTACGGGGCTGCCCCCAATCGTAAAAGGCATTCTCCAGGATCGAATTTGCGAGTCGGTCGGGCGTGGGCTTCCCGTCAACATAGTTCGTCGCCTTGACCTGGAGTTTGAATCCCTCGCTGCCGACGACGTTCTTCCGAACCGCGCGAAGATAGGCCCTGACGTATTCGTTGTTCTGCGAAAGATCCCTGGCCCGGGAGCGAACCTTGACAAGTCCGGATCGAATGTCCTGATCGATGGACGTCGCCCCGGTAATCCAGTCCGCGGTAAGGCGCCCCATCTTCGCCGCTGCATAGGCACGGCGGCCAGATCGTTTCGGAGAACCCTGGAGAACGAATCGCAGGCGTTCAAGAAATCCCATCACGCGCTCCCGAATTGGATTCCGACGATGGAACTCTCGCCGCGCTCCCTTGCAACCTCGCGCCGGTATTTCGCCCGCATTTTAAGAAGGTCGTCCCGCTTGTACTGGACCGATTTCCCGTTGACCGTCAGGGCGACGATGGTGATATTCGACCCAGCGGCTTCCAGTGCCGTCTCGATCGCGTCCAACATCTTCTGCGCGTGGGAGCGGTTGTCCGTCGCACCGGTGGCCGCAGCGAGGTACGGCAGGAGGACGACGGTGCCGCTTCCGACGGTGTACCGCTCGGTATCGGGATCGACTCCCTTCTCGATGAACGCGGTCCATTGATAGGTCCCTTTGAGATACCCGGCGGTGATTCCGCCCGCCACGGTCGCCTCGTAATCGTCCCCGGAAGCGGTGGCGGTAATATCGATGACGGAAAGGCCGAATCCGCGGAAGGCGAATTTAAGCGTCCATTCCGTTGCGGGGTAGTCATCGACTGTTGCCGTCCACGCCCATGTATCGCCCAATTGCAATGTTTCGGGGGTTATCAAGTGTCCTTCCTCCTGAAGCTGAAATTCCTGAGGAACGATATTTTCCTCGCGAGGCTAAATCCGTAAGTTGGCCTCCCCCCGAGAAGGAACGGTACGCGCGGGACCGTGACCTCCGTTGCCATGGCGGGGTCCGGGTTTCCCGAGGCGGCCAAGGTGATATCGCCCAACTGCAACGACATCGATGCGGTTATGGGAACCGTCGCCCCCGCAGACGCCGAGGTCCCTTCGAGGGTTGCGGATAGCGCCGCCGACCGGGCATCCCCACTGATCGCGTCGGCAGAGAGGGCTACACTTCCAAGTTGCACGGACAGAGAAGCGACGACGGGCACGGTGCTCGCCGCCACAACCGCCGCGCCGTCGAGTTGCCCCGCCAGTTCCGCCGCGACCGGGACCGCACCCGATGCGGCTACCGTCGCCCCGCCGAGGGTGACAGCGGCATCAGCCTCGATGCCGACCACGCCTGCCGATGCTACCGTTGCCCCGGCAAGTTGGACGGATAACTCCGCCGTCCGGGAGTCATCCCCGGAAGCGGTTGCGGAAAGGGACGCCCCCGCGAGCTGCACCGCCGCATTCGCTTCAACCGGGGCCGTTATTCCGGACGCGAGGGACGCCCCCGCGAGATTGATCCCCACATCGGCCACGACGGGGACGGTCGCCCCGGATGATAGGACGGCCCCGGCCAGTCCTACGGCAAGGTCCGCTTCGACAGGCACCACTCCCGCCGACGCAATGGACACCCCGGCGAGTTGGATGGATGCCGCCGCCACAACCGGGGCCGTAGCCCCCGAGGATACCGAGGCCCCGGCAAGCGTCACGCCGAGATCGGCGATCCTTTCAGGCGCCGATTCCGCTGTCGCCGTCGCGGACAGCGTTGCTCCCGCAAGCGTTTTCCCGAGGTCAGCGACCGTAGGGGCGGTCGCCCCGGAACCGATCGTCGCCCCGGCCAACTGAACCGCAAGAGCAGCAGTCGCGACCAGCGTTGCCGCCGCCGCGACGACGCATCCGGCGAGAGTGACGCCGAGGTCAGCGATGCGAGTTGGCGGGGCCGCAGCCGCCGTTATCAGTGTGGGGTATGTCTCTGCTGTATCCAGTGCGAGAGCGGATCCCTGCTGCACGCACTGGAAATAATATGCAGTACTCCCAGAGACGTTGGCGGTCGCCTGAACGGCAAAATCGACTTCCATCAAGGAGCTCGCGGCAACGGAAAGCGAGTTCACCCCAGACTCGCAATATTCCCCGAACGATGTATCATCGGAGAGTTGGCTTGTGCCGGATACCGCATCGCCTTCCACCCCCGCGCCATCGGCGTAGTCCCAATGCGCCGTTGGCCCGAAGGCCACGGGGGAAGACATATCCGAATTCAGCGAATACTGCATTGCCACCGCGACGGTGGTATCGGCCTTGCCGCCCAACTCCGCGAACGTGAACCGCAGGTGGATGATGTCTGTGTTGTTCGCTAACGTGGGTTGAACATTCTCGTTTGCAAGCGGCGTCGGCGCCGTCGCGCTGTCATCGGCAACCCAGCGCCAGTTCTTTTGCCGCGGCGTGAAGGTTGCCATTTATTACCGCTCCCCTTCGTACCAGAGTCCGCAGCCGTCGCATCCCGCTTTCCTTGGCCCGTCAGGAACAGGGTACAGAAGGCATATCAACGGCTTCATGTTCTGGATCCGGCAGGTGTTGCCCGCCTCAAGGAACTCGCAGGGATTGCCACGCGTGTCGTAACAGCACTTCCCGCACCTATGACATACCCCTTGACGTACCTTCTCGTCGATGGAGACGACCTGCCGAGTGTAGATTTCGACGACGGCGTACTTCGGGGGGAAACCCGGCATCTATCGCTTTCCGCCGCGTGTTTAAGCGTTCCCGGCAGTAAGTGCGAACGTGTTTACGGTGACGGCCTGATCGGTTGCCACGCTTACGTTGTCCATCTCCATATCGCCCCCGCCAGCCGTCACTGTCACCGTCCCTTGAATGTGGACGTTCGTCCCGGCGGTGTCCTTGACCCGGAAATGGCCGACAGCGGTCCCCGCCCCGGCGTTCGCATGACCGACACCCGACCACGTACCGGCTTTCGACTTCACACCGGCGGACGAGTTCCCGAGCCAGTCGGACGGCAGGTCCAGGATGGCGCAGATCGTCCCGGTGTCCGCCGCCGCGCAGTTGGCTTCCACTGCGCCGCTGAGCAGATAGAGTTTCGGGGCGGTGGATACCGTCGTCTCGATCGCGTTGTTCTGTGCGTCCCGTACGGATTCGGACAATTGCAGGGCCATGTTTCATTCCTCCTTTTTCGGTCTGGTCATTGCTTACGGATTGAATTGATATCGACCGCGGGGGCCAATGACACCCGCGGTCGATCCTCGATATTGAATTTCAAGATGATGTCTTTTGCGAACTCCAGTATCCCGAGACAAAGAAGCTTGTTCTGGATAGGACCGCTCACGTTGACCTGCCCATCGTCGCTCAATTCGATCACGAGTTTTTGCAATGAAACCTCCTCACCATTTCGTTG